GATTTCTTCAGCGCTCCTGTTTTACCGACCGGGGCATTTTTTTTGATCGCTTGTTTCAAGACTGTTAACCCGCCGCCGATTGCTGAGCGTGCCACTCGATCTGCTGATTTATCGGCCAGCTTAGATAGCAATTTTTCTAACTCTTTATCGCCTGTAATTAACTGTCTGCTCATTAGCTCGGTTCCACTTCAATTCGCATTAGCATCGATGCAATAAATACGTGGTTTGATGCCAACATTGATTTGTCTGGAACTTGCTTTGAATCCATGTCTAGTTCCCAGACTCTCACGCGGCCGTCAGCCGAATCGAAATCGTTAAGCCGCTGATAGATTTGCCTGACGATGAGCTTCAGTTTGTCGACGTTGCCGTCATCCGGATTCACTCGCCTGCGGATCCACACGCGAATCAAATGACTCGTCGGATCCTCAAGTGTTAATGTCTCGTTTAATTGCTGTTCGCTTTCAGCGATCACATCAACACGCAGAGCTCTAATATCTTCCATGATGTCGATCATAGATTCGCCGTAGTCGGCCGCGAACGGCAACGCATACTCGCCACCGTTAATACGCAGCACGATGGCCTGCATGGCTTCCGTTGACGGTGCAAGTTCAACAGCCATCAGTTAACTTTCTTTGAATGGATCCTCAGCATCTGATCACTGATTATCCGGTAGCACTTTTCGCTGTTCATCGCCTGCACTTCATAGGTTGATCCGCTCAGTGTGATCTGATCGCCTCGCACTGGTTCCGCATACGGGAACGTCAGCGTTAGGCAAATGAAATCGACCGGCCGCAACTCAACGATGATCCCGTCGCCGTTATCAATCAGCATCGGTTGCTGCGCGGATTTCCGCATCACAATCGTTGTTGATGTCGCCCCGCGATGGTAGACGCAGGAACTGCCCGCTTCCGTGAGCAGTTCCTGTGTCATGTCACCAATTGCATCGTCAAAATCAGACATTGATCAACTTGGGACTAGAGGCAGCGTGTACCATTGCCCTGCGGCACTGGCGATAAATGTCGCTGGAATCAACCCACTCGCTAGGCTCATTGCAGCACTGGCCGTGATACCATTGATGGCTGCCGCAGTTTGCGGATACACCTTCAACACGCCTGCTGAGTTGCCTTTAATAACTACCTGCAGCCCCGCCACCGCCACCGGAAGAATAACGCCTTTTGTGCCGTCCGCTCCGGTAACTATATTAAGCCCCTGTGACAACACAGCCGCGTCACCAATCACGGAACCGGCGGCAGCAACGGTTGACACTGCGATCAGATTACTCTGCTCGTTTAGGCTCACGATGGCATAATCATCACCGCTGATTGTTGCCCCGGCCGCAAGACCTGCATAAGTGCCGACGCCAAGCTGATTGGCAGCACCCGTGCCAGCGTCCCCGCTGTCAGGATCGCCAGTTGGATCCCAATGGACAGGCAAGCCGCGAACGATTGCCGCTGTGGTTTTTGGTAGTTTGTAAATGCCTTCGACTGCCAGCGATCCGAGTGCGTCGGCTGCAATATCATTACCGGCTACGCCGACAATTCCACTCAGCACAATCACGTCGCCACCAGTGACCGCAGTCGATGGTGTATAATCAATTGCACAGTCTGCGCTGTACAATAATGCTGCTACTTGAGTCATCTCAGTGATCTCCGTTAATGTTCAAAAGATGCCCGGTGGAAACAACCACCGGGCTTATTGTTAGTCACTGAGTGACTATGCTGCACCCTTAGATTTCACGCCAGAAAGATACTCGGCTTGGTCACATCCGAAGTCGTGATAGCCACGCATCTCAATGCCGAGCGTGCTGAAGGTCGCGTCTTGCTGATCCACTGTCGGAGTCTCAGCACCATCCAAAAATGACACAACTATTGACGCCGCAATTGCAGGATCTCGTAACAGGTACCACGCTGTCGCAGAGCCACCGGAAACGGTTGAGTCGTTCAGGAAAACAGACTTCACCGGCGTGTAACGGCCGGAGTGAATGTTTGCGTTTGCCGTTGTGGTTCCGCCGCCGATGTTCGTATTTACGAAGATGGACTCGGCCACGCGTGAAATGCCGCCACCCGGTGTGAGTAGCACAGTTGGAGCACCTCCGAATAAACCGCCCGGAACTTTCTTGCCGTCCGCCGTTGGCGTCCGCAGTGCGTCAAACGCATCAAGAGCTAAGCCGAGACCAACATTATCAGTCAGCAGCGTTGTGGTGCTGCCAGTGATGTAGTTGCCACGACCGGCCGTAAAGAATGCAGCGTTGTCAAGAAACTTCGTCCAGAAGACTTTGTTCAACTTCTTGGCAGCACCGCGACCGATTCGAGTTCGCAAATCGTCAAATGCACTCATGTCGTCATTGATGATCTGTGTCCGCGTCAGGCTAAACATCTTGGCGTAGGTTCTGGCCTGCCTGGTATACGATTCTTCGTTGATCGACCCGTGCTTGATTTCGCCACCCGGCCCGACCTCGTCGTACTCCATGTCATCCAGCATGCGATAGCTGGTGACGGCTTTGAAGTCGGATACAGAAGCCGTGCGGCTGATGTCTTTCCAACTTTGTTCTTCTTGCTCATAGCCTTGCAGCAGTTCTTTGTTCGCAATATTGCTGAGGATGCCAGGCAGTGAGACCGTTGAGAATCCGGCCTGAATGTTGCCGCCCCAAGCCGCCCGGCCGATGTCCTGCCAGTTGTTGCGGGTGACGCCTTCACTGGCTGAAACGTAGTGACCATTGGCAACAGCAGCCTCAATCAACAGGCGTTTGATTCCCATGGATCCACGGTAGTTTGTGTGAGCCGCTTGCAGCACCTTATCACTGAAGTGCTTATCAACGTCTTTGATTTTGCGGGTCATGCATATCGCAGCCTCTAGCACCTGCGGCAGGTTTTCCGGCTTGTTTTCTTCGCCGCGAAATGATGTCGGGCGTGTTCGTGCGGCAGATGCCTTCAGCACTTCCAGTTCAACTTTGTCGATGCTCCAACCCAGTTCAATGGCCGTTGCTGCGATATTCGGATGCCCGGCAGCCTTGGCCTGGATGTCGCCCATTCGGCGTTGCTCGATACCGAACTTTTTGCGAGCGTCTGCAATTACTGCAGCGATGTCGAGCTTTGCGTTTGCTGCCACTGGAATAACCTTTTCATCTTCAGGGACTGGAATTTCGGCGGCAGCGGATGCCATTGCTGGTGCTGGTGCTGTCTGCTTAGATTCGTAGGCCAACTGCATAGCTGCGGCGTCATCTTCGGATAATGCCGCAGGATCAATTCCCAACGACGTGAGCCATTCTTCGTAAGTCATCGCTGACCCTTTCTGTTGGGCAGCGCTCGCTGCCAGGTTAACTTGTGTCGTCGCATCCGCACCCATTGGCAGGACTGACGTTTCACGCAGCACCGATTGGCGTGCGACAATCACCGGCCCGACAAATGTCTGACCGTTCACCTCCACCGTTTCACCGGCTTTGATTTCTTGTTTCTCAATGACTCTGGCACCAATTGACGCCTGCCATTTGTGGCCCGCTTTGTGCGATGCAATCACCTGCATGGCACGCGGAGAACTGCCAGTAATCTGGCCCGTCATCAGTAGCGTTTGACCGTCGTTTTCGATTGCGTCCGTAATCCCGAACGTCGCATCAACAGACTTTTCATGATCGATCAAAATCGGAATTGCACCCGGCACTTCCAGCCCTGCAAGATCGACAATCACCGGCACATCAAAGCCGTCTACCGGAAGCAACCCGCCCGAGTAGGCAAGGATCGCAAAACGCTTTGGCGTTGAGCCTTCCGCCGCTTGAATTGTTAGCGATGCGTGAAACTTCATGGTGTTGCCTCTACCGTTTCGCTGATCAACTTTTCGATCCGATCAGGTGCCAGCCCGATAGATTCCAGCGTCATGCGAGCCATTGATTCTGAAACATCTCCCGCCGCCAGGCTTGCCAGCGTCGTTTGAATTCGTTTCATATTGTTATTGAACGCCCGCTGCCCGAGTTCTGTGTATTCGCCGGTGGGAAGTTCAGCGTTCGCAGTCATCGGAGCACCCGATGCACCCGGCACCGCTTGTATCTTGAATATGGAATTGAATACCGCCCGCTTGTATTCCTCCGGCGTCACACCTAAATCCATGGCTGCTCTGGCGCTACCTGTGTCCCAATCAGCCCCGCGTTTTGCATACTCTTCAGACGGGCTTGATTGCCCCGATGACATACGCAGCGTTGCCGCCTGTGCTGACTCGACCGCGTCAAGTTCTGGCAACGGTGGCCAGTGCCATCGTCGCTCAACTAAATGCAGCGGCGGAGCACCATTAAGTAATCCCGGGGCATAGATTGCCGCTTCGAAGAACCAATCCAGCACGGGTTCCAGAATCGTGTTCTCGATTCGGTTTTGTTCAACTCGGACTTCGGGCTCCCAGACGTTTTTCATGTCGCCCTTGAAGGAGCTGAAGTTCGAGTCTTTGCCTGTCCCTGCTGCCAGTGAATATGGCATGTTTGTACAACGGCAAAAACTCATTAGAGCCTGCCGCTGAAACATCTCGTAAAGTGGGCCAGGCTGTTTCGGTTCAACCTGCCCGATCTCCCAGCCCTCTGGAAGCGTCGTCAGCATGTTGCGAGTAAGTTCAATTTCCGCGAAGTCCGCAGGACTCGCAGACGGGTTAACCGCTGGACCTGTGGCTTTCAAATACATCGCAAAGTTCGCTGCCGTCTCTGCACTGTACAGCGTTGCGAGTTCTTGCCGTCGCATGATCGGCAGCGTCTGGAGCGCTGGCGTTGCTCGTGGAATTCCGCGAACCTGCCCCGGACGTTCAGCCCGAAACAGATGTGCAACAACCTTGCGAGCCGGATACCATTGACCGCTCAACGCGCTAACTGAGTAAGCTGCCGAACCGGGATGATGATCGTATACGTAGATTTCGAGCTCATCGGTATTGCGATTAAATCGGATCCCGTCGTCTTGGAATGGATCACCAATCGCTGACGATTCCCACGGCGTTGATACCTGATCCGCCTCAATCAATCGCACGTCGAGTGATACCGGATAGCGGCTAACTGATTCGGCTTTGATCAGGAATACTTCGCCGTCACGCCAATACGATTCAATTGCCATTCGCAGTGTGTCGGTGAAATCGACCGATCGGCACCACCTCGACCACGCCTGTTCAATTCGACGGTCAACCTCAGGATTGCCTGACAATAACTGCAGACGCGGACCCGGACCACCGACGATGTGATTAGATGCCGTCCGCAGAATCCCTGCGTACCATGAGTTGTTTTCTGCTTCATATCGCGAGCGGATGCGAACAGTACGCCGCACTGAATGCGATAGAGCAGCCCGCGAAGATAGTCCGTCAGACGATGCCCAGTGCTTGCGGTTGTCGACTGTTGTCTGAGCCAAATCGAACGACGCACGAATCATTGGTTGCGGCGAAACGGTCTGGACAGGCTGCTGTTTTTTGCTGCGGCGGCGTCCCATTACCGGCCTCCCGGTGGGACAATTCGCATAGTCATCCCCCGGAACATAGCCGCTGGTGATAGCGAACCGGCTTTGGCTGCCTGATGTTTTTCGTATGCCATCAACTCAGTCAGCGACCTGCGAGTGACGGACACACCGTCACTCGATACGCTCTGAGCCTTCAGGGCTTCGGCTGCTAGTTGGTCTGCGGGTTCAGTCATGCCCGCTAGTTTCGGCGATTATCATCGCCACTGGAACATGCTAACTGCTATATGTAGCGGACACGAAAAAAGGCAGCACGGGATACGTGCTGCCTTTCATGCACCATTGGTGCCCTTGCCCAGCCCAGCCACGCCCAGCCTGGCCTCGCCCCGCCGCAAATCGCGGATACGCCACCATTGCACCATTGGTGCCCTTGCCTTGCTCAAGCCAAGCCTCGCCCAGCCACGCCTTGCCAGTCCGAGTCTTGAATTATCGAATCTTAATTTCCTCGGCGATGCGTCTCGCCCGATCAATCAGTGCCTGCCGATCGTTCGGGATTTTGCCGCGAGTTGTGTTGGTGACTTTGTTAGTCGCCGTCCTCGCTGCTCGGCTGTGCTCGTTGACGGCTGCTGCAATCCGCCGCTGGTGATCTGTTAGGTTGGCTAGATTCGTGTTGCGAATAGCCCGCAGAATCAGCCCGTGCTGTCGGTACGCACGCCGAGCCCGCTTCTGCGGCAGCATCTCAATCTGCTCTGACTCGGTCAATAATTTAACGCCGGTGCCTGGTATTGCCCACGTCTCAATCCGCAATTCGCGGTGTACGTATTTCCGCCATTTGAGCACCGCGTATTTCATTTTCTCGTCGTTGCGGTCGAGGCCCAACAAGCCTTCGGCAACTTCCCACAACAGGACATGCCCCCGGCTGTAATCACTGGTGCCGAGTTTTAACAGCTCCACGCGTGCTGCAATCTCTGGATCTTCTTCGAATTGTTTTCGCTCTGTCATCTTGTCCGCCTTTCGCATTGGACATTGTAAATTGAAATGCACCATTGGTGCCCTCGCCCAGCCTCGCCCAGCCACGCCCGGCCTCGCCGCGCCACGCCGAGCCATGCCGCAAATCGCGGATACGCCACCTGCACCATTGGTGCCCTCGCCTTGCCTTGCCTGGCCGTGCCTGGCCTTGCCAAGCCCCGCCCGGCCGTGTCTTGAATCAGATCTCAGTGACCACGGCATCGGACTGGCCATACGGCCCCGGCGTCTTACCCGCTGGCCGCCAGTCGCAAAGACCGGCTTTGCCCGCCAGCTCAAACAATTGCTGCAGCACCTCCGGCGTGATCTCAGGTTTCAAAACCATGACCTCGCCCGTCACTGACCATTGATGAAACTTTGGACGAACTCTGATGTGTTTGCTGGTCCCCACCCGTGCCCGCTTAACGAACAGATCGAAGCCCATTTGCTTACACGCTGCTGACTGCTGAGCAAACGGCAACTCACGCATTGCGACAATGTCCGACCACTTAATTTGCTTGCCATTGACCCGGAACTCGCACGCCTCATTTGAGATCAGCAATCCGCTCTGTGTCGCTTCCTTGAATGTCTTCTGACGCTTCAGAATCATCTGAGCTCCTGCCTGTCGCAGAGCCACCATGATGTTTTCCGACGGCATTACAATATGCTCGCCGTCATGGTAGCAATACGTTTGCCACGTCCAGCCCGGAGAACGGTCGTCACCCGCGACTGTGATCGCTTTATTGAGTGGCGATTTGCGCCACACCTGCAACTCATCTGCACCCTCGATGTTATCGGCGTGCATCAGTAGCGGCATAAAACCTGTCAGCGTAAATCGAAAACGTTTCATCATTCTCTCCACGAAAAAACCCGCAGCATAGGAGGCGAGTCCTATGTGCGGGTTCCTTGCCGCGATTGCTCGCGGATGTGCTTAGTTATCAACACTCGCCTGTCGACGCCGAAACGATATCAATTGAGATAAGATTTGTCAACTACTTTTATCCAGATCTTTTCCCCTCGATGTCAACTGGTCGATGCTCGATTTTAATGACCTCGACCCGCACTTGTACGGTCCACGTATAACCGCACGGAATCCCATCAGGCTGAGTAGACCTACAGCATTTGTAGTAGCGAGTGCTGTAATGCGTCGAATACGCTAGGCCATATCCTCCTGACCCATGCCAACACAACGGGCAGTGACGATGGGATTCAATCACGCTAGGTTTACTCATTCCATGCCCGCCCATCTGGTCGTGTGTGGCCTGCATTCAACACAGTTTTTGGCTTTATTGGTGACGCAATCCGTGACGGGTATCCGCCATTTTCCTCAGCATAGGCCCGAGCTAGCGCGATCCCATAACGCACGGCATCGCGAAAGTCATTCGGCTGCCCGTCATCTTTTTTTACCCATAACAATTTCGCGTTACCTCGGTTGTCCACACGGTCTGCAATCATGCCGTTGCATAATTGCACAATGAATTCCATGTCATGTTCTGCACCAGCACAAACCGAAAGCGACCCCGGTTCTCCCGGCTCTCGATCATCTAATCGTGATTGCAGATCTGTCTCCCAGTAATCTGTGTTGACGGTAAATAATTCCTGCCCGGTGTACTCGCCAGACTCAACTGGTGACGCCTTGTATGGTCTGCCGCCTAGGTCCGTCGATGATCCTTTGCACGGCATCATGCCTGCATGTAGGTTGCAAAAATCATAAGTTGCTTTAGTGTCCCATCCGCTGTCAACGCTGGCCGCATGTGGAGCACAAGCACTGCCGCCATCAGCATGTTGGTAATGTGATTGGATCACGGATGACCATACGTCAGCCAACGTTAATGACATGCCATAATCAACGACGTGTGCCTGCTGCTCAATTCCGTGTGCAAGCACCACCCACAACCGAAACCCGCCGTCCGCCTCTTGCTGGTCGATTGTCACTGTGACCATCCGGCACCAATCAGGTAGTACGCGACGTGGCACAGTTGATTTGATTCGCTGGGCCACTTTTTCCGGCGTTGATTTCGAACGCCTAACTTCCCACGTCTCGCCCTTGTCTTCGTTTACCCACTGCTGTAATTTCTTGGGGCTTTTGTATTTCGAAAGGAAGCCATCAATCATGTCACCCCAGCCATGGAACAAAGCATAGAACACGCTGAGCTGTGACCCATAATCTGACCCCCAGTTTAACGGCGTGCCGATTAGCCACGACATATCATCAGGCGGCAGATCCCTCGCAGACATTGCTCGCTCATGATCAACCGTGCAACCAGCCGGAACCCATACGCCTAAATTCATCATGCCCGGCCTGTGGATATCATCAATGCGACCCTCGCAATACAGACAAACATAGTGTGCAGTTCTTCGCGCTAGATCCCTATCGATGCCGCCTGCTTCCGGCCGCTCGTAATGAATGCCACCAGCGCTTTTGCCGTCGCCGAATTCAATGGTTTGAAACTTAAAACAGTGCGGACATGGAACATGATATTTATGGTTCGTGGATTGTAATCGGCCTGACTCAATCGCAGATCGTCCCGTGACACTCGGCGTTGATTCCAATAGAAACTTTCGGTCTGGATACTCGGCCCCGCGTTTCATAAACCTGTCGATCGGATCACCTTCCGTCGATGTCGATTCAGAAAACCATTTATCGATTTCGTTTCCATGTCCGACGCGAATCGATTTATCAGCCAGCCGAGACTTACCACGCGGCCATGCTCCGTGACAGTTTGATCGCCGCAACTTGATCTGCGTCTTGCTTTGCCGGATCGATATTGGAGCCTGATCCCGGATGCGTGGGCAATGCTCAATCATCTTCCATAGTCGCGCGAAGACTTGCTTGCAGTTTGTTTCATCGGGCGTCGCGAACATTGTTTCTTCCGGCCGCTGGTCCATTGATTTCTGCAGCATCGCCAGCCCGAAATTCGTTTTGAACATTCGGGCGGCCCATTGCAGCCACAGCGTCCGAAACTGAATTGAGTCATAGGCCCAGCATGGCCCCTGTGGTGCTGTGACCCACGGGCATTGTTGCTCTGAAAAAGCCTCGCCTGTGTGTGTGTAGAAATATGATCGCAGCCAGTCGGCAGACGACTCCTGCTCTTGGAGCGTCATACCCGACGCGATCACGCGAAATACAAAACTCATACTTTGAAATCCCTAGCTATCTCATCCTGAATCAGACGTATCAAATCCTCAACAGCCTGCTTTGCCGTGGCCTTGAATTCTGACGGCAGCAGATTCGCCACACGCGACCCCGTTGAATTCAGACGGTTGTTCATCCGCGAAAGTGCAATCGTTAAATCACGCTCCACCTCATCCCTGCGGATGTGAATTCCCTTTGCTGTTGCTGCTTCGATTTCCAATTTATCAGCACGAGCCGCTTCCTGTCGCTCCTTAGCAGAATCGATCTTGTCTGATTTGCGTTCCCAGTCCTGACGAGCATCATCAACTTTCCGATTGATAATCCACTCAACCAGATCCCGACCATTGTAAGTGCTGTCAGCATTTCTGGCGGCCCCTTGATCCCGTAGATGCTTAGTCGATATCGAAACCAACCAAGCTGCCGCCTGTTGCGTCAGGATTTCAAGCGTCGCTTTCTGTCGTGCTGTCTCCCGGTCAGCTAGTTCTAGCGCTGCAATACGTGACTCGATGTATGCGGCATCTTCATCACTAGTTACCAAGTCGTTTAATGCGATCAAGTCGCTCAGCGTTTCGTTGTTTTCGCTGGTCAATTGTGAGGCTCACTAAGTCAGAGTGACTGTGCTGGTGCAGATGCAACGCTGATGGATCAGTAGCACCAAACACCGACGGTTTATTCTGTGCGTTGAGTGCTGCTAGCACTCGCATCGCTGCCGTCTTTTCTCGATTGGTTCCGGTTGCAATGATCTTCAACATTTCGTTCGGGCCAATTGTAAACGCCCGATCATCGATCTGCCATGACTGGTTGATTGATTGCTCCATCAGCCGGAGCTCGCTGCGGATTGTTTGCGTCATTGATCACCCTCCGAAGATAAAAGCGTCCGGGTCGGAGTTGCACCGCCTTCTTCCGCATGGTTTGCGGACGTGTCACTGTCAACACTTCGGACGCTAGGTTTGCCGAGATACATTCCTGCACC